CCTTCTATCAGTACACTCCCTACCCATGCAATCTTTCTGGAACCAAGATTTCGGGCGACCCAGGTTATCCTGGCGGCTGGTATTGCTTGACAACTGGAACGGGTTCTGGACTGTCTTGTGGTCCAGAAACAATATGTGGCGGAAGCAATGGTTGCTAGGTGTTAGGATAATGGTATGTCAGATATAGATAATTATTTGGATAATGCACCACCTGCATCTGGGCCAGATTTTACAAGTCAACCCCATTCATGGTTTGCTTATGTGATTGATGGCGAGGTCGCATGGATTCATGTGATTCCAGAAGCAGTAGAACATTTTCATTCCGTTTTGTCATCAAACCCAACCGTTGTAAAAATACCAAAAAGTATTTCATCAGATGTCGGTCTGGGCTGGCTGTTTGACGGAACAAATTTTACGAATCCTGAATAGGTTTTTTGATGACTTCACCATGGCAGGAATATAAGAAAAGACTCGGTTCAACTCGACCTTGGGATATATTCAAAGCAGAAGCACATAACACAGACGAACAGACAGCTATTGATAGATATGCAGTATGTCTTGAGTGTCCTGAATTGCTTAAAATCACCAAGCAATGTAAGCAATGTGGATGCATGATGCCCCTGAAGGTACAACTCAAGGCTGCGGAGTGCCCACTTAGGAAGTGGTAGTTTTTCATCATGGATGAAAACGAAGGATTCATAAAAAACCAATATCCCATTTCTTCAGTTGATTACCATAATCAACCTGCGGAGCAAAATAAAATTGTTATTCTTCCAAATTTTGTAGAAATAGAAGATTTAGAAAAACTACAACAACATGCTTTTGACAACGAAGAAAAGTTCCCTCACATAAAAAAGTACATGGAAGACGCCTGTGTCGTTTGGGATGAGATGAGCCATTCTAAAAACCCAGAATTAATCTATAATCGTGCTGTGTCAATGATAAACATTGAGGATAAAGAAGCACTTGCAAAGAACTATCAAAAATACTTAGATAGTGACACTGGTGATAGACCAAGAGACTATAGGTCGGAAGATGATTCAATAATTCAGATTATTAAAAAATATATGTTGAAACTTGAATCTAGTGTTCAAGATTCTTACGGTGTTTGGATTACACCAGAACAAGTCCATCCTCCGTTCACTCTAATGAAAAATGGCGACCGACTGTATGACCATTGTGATGGACCTTGGAGAACAATCAGTCTTCACGGACCAAGTGATTACACTGCTTCAATTTATTTAAATGATGAATACGAAGGTGGAGAATTTACAATGAGATATCAAGGTGTTTCATTTAAACCAAAGCCCGGCTCTGCAATCATTTATAACAATAATTGGCACGAAGACAACATCCATGGTGTTGAGCCAGTGATTTCTGGGAAAAGACTAAGCATTACAACATGGATGGCAAAACTATAATTTAATAGTTTTTCCCGTCACCAATCATTCCTTCGTCACCCTCTAGGTTTCGTTTGGAATAAATTGGGTTATCTGAGTCAACCTTATTATTGTATATGGATGCATATTCCCAGTAGTCATCGTAAATTGAGTCAATCCAATGTGGCTTGCACCAATCGTCCATTTCGCTTGGTTCGACGACTTCAATACGAACATTTGCATCAGGGCTACCTTGGGAGTAGAACTCCAAGTATGCATATCGGATTCCTTCTGTAACTTCTCTAACTCCGTGTGATGCTACAAAATTCGTAGGGAAAATAACAATGTCACCGGCTTTTGCTGAAACATCAATATCCAGATATGGGAAGTAAAGTTCTCCACCCATATAATTTGTCCCATCAAGTTTCTCGCTTGAATCAACACAGTCATTTATATACAAAAGAGCTGCAAGGCTTTGTCTGGAGCCAAGTTGTCCGTAAGGGATATATCGCTTGCCGCCAGTTGCCCTGTAGTTTGTGTCGTTGTCATTGTGTAGACCAAGGAAGGTCCCTTTGTCGTATCTGAGAATATGACCACGGTTTCTCCACCAAAGGGTTCCAAGAACAAGGGGATACTCATCTATGTATCTAATCAAGCACTTATAAATAGCTCTTTCCCAGTCTCGGAACAACTGAACCATATATTCTTCTGTGTCTTGCTCTACAGGCTGGAGCACTCGGACTGGAACTAATTCAGCCTGTTCAATTGTGAACTTGTTGCCATCTTCATTCTCTGCATAGCGAACACCGTTTTTATCCGTTTTATACTTCCACCTTTGTTCGTGTGCTTTTTTGCCACGCGCATCAATCCATCTAGAAACTTTTGGAAAGTCAACTTCAAATACATTTTTAAAACGTAATACAGCGCCGCCATGATTTTCAAATTTAAGATTACTAATCTCAAGCATTTCCTCGTCGGATAGTGGAATGCTCACTGCGTCGTACCGAGATTTGTCCATATGTGGACATTATACTTTGAACATGTTCAGATTTGACGAAATACATCCATATGTTCATGTATATAAAGGGATGATGAAGAACACAGAATATAGCCACAAAATTTTGAAAAGTTCTGCTGAATCAAATAAAAAGAATTCTTACTTTGGCGAATGGACAGACTGGTTTGTATTTGGAAAATATACAAACATGGAGCGCCACGATGCAATCATAAATGAAGTATTAGATGATGAAAAAATTCAAGAAATGCGCGTATATGAGGAGATAGTCGATGTCACGCATTCTGCCATGGGGCATTATGCTGGATTTTATAAAATTGACTTACCAGAATCGGCATTTTATACAAACCCAAGTCTCGCATATTATTACGAGAATGTAAGTGTTGCGAATTGGGGAAATGGTAGAACAATGGACTACCATACCGATTTTGTACTCCCTGAATGGTATTGGCCTGGGGAAAAATTCCTCATCACATGTACAAACTACATAAATGACGACTATGAAGGCGGAGAAATAGAATTTCTGATTGATGACAAAATTATTCCTTACAAACCAGAGGCTGGTGATGTACTTGTATTTCCGTCTGGCTCCCCATTATTTCCTGGAAAAGTTCCGTATTATCACGGCGTAAGGGATATAACGAAGGGAACTAAATACCTAGTTCGCACATACATTAAGTACATTTCTGAAGCAACCAGCGAATGGATTGAAGGAGAAAAACAATACGGGGAAAAAGAATGGCCATTAATCGCTCAACAAAAGGCAAGGCGCACTACAAGCGTATCTATAGACGAAGAAACTGGCATTATTAGATACCCAGATTACGATTATTTATTTGACAAGTAAGCATCAATCTCTTTTGAAATTGCCTCAATAGAAACATCAATACCAGCACGCTGGAAAGTATTTGGCCACGCCTTGTCGCTGGCGGTTGACATGACATCTTCGTTTGGTTCAAGAGCGGGGTTATGGTCTCTTCTTCCATCTTCCTTGTACTTCTCTGAAACCCAAGGAAAAGTTATACCGAATTGGTCTCTCTCGCCTAATAGGAAACCGTTTGCAAATCTTTTGACTTTTGTTCCAGTTCTATCAATCAAGAACTTTTCAAAATTACCCCTCAATGGTGAATAGGGTTTGAAACCTTTCTCTTTAGGGTTTGTGATATTTGCATACGACCACGGGATATCTTCGTACTGATAAGGAAGACCATCTTCTCTAATGTCAGCATCATACGAACCAGTAAGATATTTCCACAAATCATGCTGTTCTTGTTCTTTTACGGCACCAGGAACATAGTCACTGTCGTATCTGTGCTTGTCGTATCTTCCGTTAGTCAATTCAGAGAACTCATACGTTGAACCAAAGTGTTCTTGTGCATACTTCTGTGAAACCATTCCTGGAGTGAGGTCAAGACCCAATCTATCTATATAGGTCTGAATCCCATCCTGGAACTCTGGATATCCGTGGCACACGAAATCATCCACGACAATTGCAACGATATTAAAATCTTCAACATCTTTGTACTTCTGATTCAATTCTTCAAGAACTGAGTGCTGTGGGATATTCCCACATCCTGCCGCTACATTGAAGATGAGGGTTACTTTTCCCTTTTTCCCCTCTAAGATATTCTTGCTCTTGCCATCGGCAGATGAAACAGCCATGTCATATATGGAAATTGGAAGCGTCTTTTCCTCAATTTCAGCTGCAAATATCTTTTCCTTATTTGCATCTGACAATTCTGCTTGATTATAGGTAATTTTGGCCATACCTATATATTGGCATATTTTATGTCCAACCGAGACAATACACCTAACATATAGGCATACCTAACCGAATGGAGCTTTATTATGCACAGAGAGATGGGTGTCAATGGTTCTGGGGTATTCCTTATTGACGGCTTGATTGAGCCAAGGGAAGTTAAGCAAATAGAAGATTGTATTATTTCAAATAAGCAACTAATCAATTATGCAAGCCCTGAGTCTGATGGTTTTGACACAATAGGGATAAGTGACACCAATATTGGTTATGCCCGAAAAATCATTCAATGCTTAGAGTCTGTACTTCTAGATGTTTACGGAGATGTGTTCAACAGGATAAAACTTCCAGATATAAGAACATCAATAAAAATACAGAAAACTGGAGAGGAGCACTCCATACATAGCGACTCACACGATGACACGTGGTCTGGCGAGTCGTCTGGCAACTTGATTAAGTTCTCCGCTATTTACTGCTTCTCCAGTAAGTATTCTGGTGGAGAAGTAGTATTCCCAGATGAGAATGTTGAAATCAAACTTAATGCAGGTCAAGCATTGATATACCCATCAGCAAACCATAGACACATGGTAAAAAAAGTTACTGATGGTACGCGGTATTCTTTTTTGACTTTTTGGGATTGAGACTTTATTTAATCTTTCCTACTGGAACATAATTTTGCCATGACTCACCAACATCATCTTTTAGATTTTTAAATTCTTGGTACTGACCAGTTGTTGCATTATCCCCACCTTGGCAGAACCACTGAAGATATGCATATCTAATTCCGGACTCAATCTCTTCAACTTCGTGACACCCAGTAAATGATGATGGATAAATAACTATAGAAAGTTTTTTACTTCTAACAGTTATTCCCCATGGTCTAAATCTTAGATTTCCACCAATAAAATCTTCATTCAGAAATACTCCTGCAGTAAGGGTATTAAACAATGCAAATTGATTTAATGCATTCCCATGCTCATCGTATGGAAGTGCATTGTCTGAATGCGGCCCAATACTCTGACCCTTTTCATACTTAATCAGATAGCCATTTGTTTTCCATTTAACTGAATCAATTACACATGGAAACAATTTACAGTACTCAACAAGACACTCGTAAAGCGCCGTATTCATTTTCTGAATAAAAACTCTATCCGCCTCGGGCATACCATCGTAAATTAAATTCATAAATCGACTTGGTGACGGGTTGTCTAACGGGTCAAATTTGTAGCCACCATCATTTTCAATTGTGTTTTCAGATACTTGTCGATAGTTTTGATTTGGTGTGTTGCCCTCAGAGTTAGTGATAAATGAAGCAATATCATCATCACTTGCTTCAATTGCACTGGAAAATAAAACTACACCGTTGCCCAAATGCGTGACTTCCATTAGTTCATGCTCTCTACTAATTTCCATGCCGCAGAATCTTTAGCGATGTTTATTGATGATAGATATTCTGCAAAGTCATTTCGGAGAGACGGCATATAAACATTTGTTGCTGTCTTTGACAACTCTTGCTCCTGTACGGGGTCAACGATATGTTCGTTGACTTCTCTGTTAGGTGTTCCATGTGAATACCAACCAAGATACGAGTATCTACTTCCAGATGTAACCGGTGTTACTTCATGCGCGGCAATATAGTTTGAAGGGAACATTAGGATGTCCCCTGTTTTTGGGATATAATCTATGTCTAGATAATTAAAATAATGATGACCACCATCAAAATCTTCGTTTAGGTAAACAACACAAGACACGGTATTCCTTGTTGCAAGTTGGTCGCTTGGGTGGGGGTACCCATATGCATAGTCGGCGCTTGTGTCCGAGTGACTCCCAAGAAACTCACCGCCATATTCTGTTGAATAAGAAACAAGATGACCCTTTACCTTCCACCAGACATTTTTGTAAGCCAATGGAAATAAAACAAAATACTTCAATAAGTATTTGTCTTTTGACAACTCAACAAAATCTAAAAATGAACGTATCTCTTTATCTTCTGTTCTGTGAATCTGAGAACCCCTGCGTGGCATTTTGTTAACACCATCAGCATCAAAGATATAGCCACTTCTATTTAAAAAAGCGGGCTCACCAGTTTCTGGATTGATAGTGGGTGTGTACATTTCAGCGCGCTCTTTACTAATTTGCGCCTCAGCAAAATCTGTTACCCACTTTGAATCAAATTCAATAGCATTCCTAAAAACAACGACTCCACCACCTAGGTGTTCGGCTTCAACGTTTTTATACACGGCTTCCATGTGTGTATAATAACATCATGGAGCATCTTGAGATAACAAACGAACTTGCCAATAGAGAAGATATGGGTTTCTATATGTGGCAGGATGTGACGCTCCCGAGGTTGATTGAAGATAAGTACTACACAAAAGGGCGAACCGGAGCAGAGGCTTTGGCTGCATTTTGGAAAGATGTGGCAGAAGGAAAATTAAAAGATTTCATGAAAGAGATTGATGCACCCGAAGAACTTGGTGTATGCCATGGTGCCAGTACTCTTGCAAAGCATTTCTTCCAAGCAGGAAAGATTTACCTAGTACGAGAGTAACTAGTATCCCTTGTGGTCATCTGCTCTATTCCTATAAGCAGATAGTTCGCAAGGAATATTCTCTCCATACTTTTTGTCTAGGTGGCTTCCAAAATCTTCAATGATTGTCTCCATCCACCATTGTCCACCAGATTGGTATGTCCCATCTGGAATCATTGGGGAGATGCCGCTATCGGTTGTTCCTGTTCCCTGAGCAAACCAAGAAAGATATGAGTACCTAGACCCACTGGTCACTTGGTGAATTTCGTGAGCGCCAAGATAGTTGGCTGGCATTAAGAGTATTGAGCCAGTTTTCGGTTTGATGTCAATATCAAAATAAGGGATTGTCATATTTCCGCCAGTAAAAGCGTACGGAATATCATCCTCCGTGCAGTCGTTGAAATACACAAGAGCAGACAGTACGTTCCTTGTTGCATGTTCTTTCTGTGGGGCCGCACCGTATCTATAGTTGACATCGTTGTCGCAGTGAAAACCCAAGTTTGCACCTTTGTCGTAACAGAGAACATGCCCACCGCTTCTCCACCATAGGCACTGGAGAATTGCAGGGAATATCTCTATATAGTGAAGCAACGCTTCGTAGACAGCTTCATCACACTTTTGGAAGAACGAATGCTCAAGCTCCTGAATCCTTACAGGAGAAGCATTCATTGATTCTAAAGAATAGATAAACCCACCCTTATTTACAGCATGAACTGCTTTTCTATCTTCACCATAGACAATGTCAAAGTTCTCTGCTCGCCACTTGTCTTTTTCTTTTTCAAGATAAGAAATCAGTGATGCTTGTGGGACTTCTATTGCATTCTCAAAAAGGACTGTACCACCGCCAAGGTTTATGGGATTCATGGTGTATCCAGCGCAATCTTGATGGAAGCTTTTATTGTGTCTTGCGATTCTAGTGTTTCAGATTCATCGGCAAGAGGAGAAGAAGAGAACCTAAACCTCATAAGCAATTTTCCATTTTTACCAATAACAAATTTTTCATAATTTGATGGAACTCGATTGATTGTCTCGTTAGCAAGACTCTGACCAATTTGTGCATTCATACTCATATCAGCCATCGTGTCATTGTGTCTTCGTCTTGCATTTCCTTTTATAAAAGTGAAAACCTGATGTTCGTCAGTACCATTTACTTCAATTTTTTCGGAAATAGGAAAAGTAACAAATGGATAATTATCTTTAATGAACTTATGGATTTCTTCATTCCCTAGTGGTTCCATCCCATAGAACTGATTGCATGGAAACCCAACTACTGAAAAATTGTCAAACATCTCGTGTACCTGTTGCAACTCCCACATCTTTTCGGACGTCCTCGCATAGGACCAGAGTTTTGAACACTTTGGTTCATATCCGGCTTTAGTTGCAATGTTTACAAATAGACAGACCTTGCCCTTAAGGCTTGACAACATGTCTTCTTTGCCATCAATTGATTTTATGCTGATGTCGTAAACCGATTCCATTAGCATTTGAAACCTTCAAAATCAACAACCGTATGTTCACTAAAAAATGCCTTGCCGAATATTTTATTGCCATCTATGGTTGCTTTTAATGACACTTTAGTTTCCATTGGTGCAATTATATTAAACCTACCTATAAAGGAATTCTTGTTGTATTCAAAGTCCTTTGACAACGAACTCCCACGTGGAGGAGAGGTGGTTGCAGCATCTTGGTATTCAGATATTGCTGCCGTATCACCAATAAACTCAAGGGTATAATTCTCAGTACCGAATGGTGTAAAAACATTAAGTTTGTACTTGTCTGGAAATGTGTACTGCGGTTCTTCGTAATGGAAAGAACCATTTGATATTGCTTTCGGCGGGCACTCTTTGTGCCATAGGTTTATAACAAGGACGCTCCTCTTGCCAGCAATCACTGGAGTTGTACCGTGCACAGTGTGGCCAGCATCAAACATAACCAATCTGTTTGGAGTACAGGCAATTCTTTCGCGTTCTTCAATGGGCGAATCCTGTATTCCCTCAAGACCATCTTGGGTTCCGTTTGGAACAAATGTTTTGTGTATCTCCAAGAAGCCACCTTCAACACCCGTATTGATGTGCGGATAATAGACAGAACCCCAGTACGGACCATTGAGTATCTTTGTTTCTGCATACTCAAATGTGTCTTCGTCTAGGTGTGTTGGGAGGTTTTGTCCAACCTCAAAAGTCCTAGCCCAATATTCAAAACCAATTACATCTTGTTCTTTGCATGGCATATTTGGTTTCCAGATGGCTTCAATAATCATCTTTGCTGTTGTATCAGCCCTGCTATTCCACCAACCATCCCAGAACATATAGGGTGCAAACACCTTTGCCCCTGGCTCGTGGTATTGGTTTAGTCGAGAACCAATACCCTCATCAAACCCCATAGAGTCTGGAAACAACTTCTTGTCATTTCTTATTAAAGAAAGCAGATTCTCGTCTTTAATGTAATCATCAATGACAAGCATGGCTAAAGGGCATTTCCAGAGTAATCAGACGTGTAGTAAGAATCCCAATAAATTTTTTGTACTGGATTTTTTTTGATTATTGTAAAACCGTAATACAGGGGGACATGATACATGTCGCAGTCATCCCTGTTTTTTACATCTTCGTGGAATTCCCATATTCCAGATGCATGAGTTTTGTCAACATAAAGAAAATTTGCATCAGAAACATTTTGTAGAACCAGCACCCCACCTGGAGAAAGCAAACTCAACCATTCGTCGGTACTAATCAGTTGATTTTCTATGTCCATATTCCATAGGGTGATGTAATCAAATTTGCCATTAAATTTTTCTAATTCAATTAAATCAATCGAATCGTATTTAAGGTCATCAAATGTTCCATAAATTGGTTTCATGAATTTCTCAAAAAGCAAAAGATGCTTATTGTTTACTGCAGTTACTTTTGAACCGAATCTTTTTTGTGTGTCGTAAATTCTGTTACATTCCATATCAAGGCTTGAAACAAGTATTGATTTTGGGGTAACAAGACTAAATATCATTTCCTGAAAGACAACTGGTATCCACATTGAAGTTTCTGTCTTGTCCGGAGGATTTACAAACGGGAACCACCCGCCGATTTCTAAGTCTCCTCCGCCTACAGCAACAACTCGTGGGTCAGCTTTTGCTTCTTTGAAAATAAAGTCAACTATTTCTTTTGCACATTCACGAGACACTTCGTTTAAGAAATCGTGCTTATCAGCGGATGATGCAGATGTTTTGGAAAACTCTACGGTTCTATCTCCATCAAACTTTTCAATTTTTTTCATTTTCAACCATGCATTCTGCAATATGCTTGTTATGGCTAAATCTTCTTGCCATGCGGCTTAAAATGAAGTTTTGCTTTTTGACAAATTCATCTGATGCAATGTATGTCTGGGTTCCCTCGCCACGAGTCGTTAATTCATGCTTATACTTATAGGTTGCTCTAATGGTATTAATTGCATCATCAATTGATGCAATATCTATTTCTTCATCTGTAAATCCCAATATGTACAACACAGACATGAATCCAATATTGTTGTATCTAAAATCATTGAATGAGTTGTACTTATTCATCGTCATCACCGTCGACAAATTGTGAATAAAAGAAACAATCAACAGCGCCATTGCCACCACTGATTATCCATGAGCCAGATTTTTCATCCCATGTTAATGTCTCATTATTAATTGCTTGCATGTCAGTAGGTTCTGAACCTAGTAATTGACTTTCGTTTAGATTCTCATTGGACATTTTTCAATTTCTCCAAACTTTTCAATTCAGACAAAAGACAGTTGTATGAGTCGTAAGGCAATTCTGAAGGATTAAATGGATTTTCTGAATTGGAGTTTAGTTCACTCGGTTTTACGCCAAATATCAGTGAGAGCGTCTCAATTGAGCGCTCAAGAAATATAATTGCTTTTTGTCTGGCAATAGCTCTGTCGTTTTCATTCATTGATTGGTTCCTGAAGTTTTGGGAGTCCGGTTGTTGTTGGGCCAATTCTAACACCGTCTGCATCAAGCCCAGTCCGTATACCTTTTGTCCAAGTCCATGGCTTCTCTTGATTGTTTTTCATTTTTAAGTCACCATATTTTTGACGAGAATCCATCAGTTCCTTATCGTCCCATAGATTCTTTACTTCAAATTCAACATTTTCCAAAACAGTGCTGTCAAACATTGTAAAGAACATGAATGGCATACCTTTTGGGAATACCGTCGTGCCTGTTTTTGTTAATTTCCAGTTCATCTGAAACTCATCTGGCCACCAGCTGCTCGGAATAATCGCTGACAATGGGACGGCACCGTCAAGCACATAGTTTGGAGAACCTCCAATCCACGTCTCGTAGCCAGGTTCTGTTCCAAAAATCCAACCAGTTGAAAATGAAACCATCCCTATGATTCCACCGTATGCAATATCTCGACCCTCAAACTGCCCACCTTCAATAATCGTTGCATTCGTATTGCCACCATCCCATTCAACGACTACGTCATGGGGGAGAATAAGTTCCCAGCCATACACGTTTGCAAATGTCATTGGCAGACACTGGTAAGCATGTTTTTTGTAGGTCTCATCCATCCAATCTCTTTGAATTCTGGACTGCTTGATTTCTACTGTTTTTTGAGTTGTTTTTGTCAATGTAAATTTTGGCATTACCAATCCATTCAATTTATTCTTTTTCAAATATAAAACTTGTCATGTAGTAGCGAGTTGCTTCTGTATTGAATGATGAAACAAAATGACTAACATTTCCACTATGTATCACCATTTTCCCTGGCTTAGGTTTTATTGCTAGTTTTTGTTTTGGATATACGAGGTATCCGCCATCAAAATTGTCATTTAAATACAAAACAGTAGAAAATTTGATATCTTGATTTCCCTCGGTATCTGCATGTAGGTCAAGTCCTCTTCCTTGTAGCGCCCGTTGCACGGCATTAAATCTTCTGACTTCATATTGTTCTGGATTGAATAGCGATTGAATTCGTTCATAAACAGAATCAAGTAGTTCACTATCCTCAAAACCGTATTCGGTAAGTTCTGGCCTATCTCCAATCCAGTTTTTACCACTAGATTCCATGTAGTCAATTAGGGCGCGACAGTATTCTTCGCTTATAAAATCTTCTATTTCAAGGATGCCTTCAAGCCCATCAATACGCACCGAAAAATACTACATCTGATAAAGTTCTGTTTCAACCAAGGAGAGTGGATGTACTGGAACGGCGCAGGTAGTGAATTGCCTAAAATCATTGAATATGGTGACTCTTGCTCAATGGAAGGACAGGACCAGTGGGTTCTAAATCTTTTTTCTGGGAAGAGGAATGGAACCTATGTTGAGGTTGGCGGGGGACATCCTCGTTCGGGGAATAATACCTTTCTGCTGGAACAGTCATTTGGATGGACTGGATTATCTGTTGAAATAGATACAGAGATGGCAAATCTTTATAATCAGCAAAGAAACAATCCGTGCATTAATACAGATGCAATAGGTTTTGACTATTGGTCTTATTTCGTAAATAATCACTTCCCGAAGCAAATTGATTATCTGCAAATTGACATTGATGACAAACCCAAGAATGCAAATCTTCTTGGCTTGATAGCCCTACCACTGGCCGAGTACAGATTTTCAGCAATGACTATCGAGCATGGATGTGTTACTGATTATAAAAATGCGCGCCTGAGAGATGCTCAAAGAATGATTCTTGATTCCTTTGGATATAGGCTCATAGTCCAAGGAGTTAATGAAGACTGGTGGGTTGACGAATCAGTTGTTCCGTATGAAAAGTACGGTTATCAGTTTAGGGTTGATTAAGTTTTTTTCTTTGTATTTCAGCCAACTCAATAACTACATACTTTGCCGATGATAGGCATTCCCTGATTACCCAAAAGTTATCAGTATGAAGTTTGGCTACATCACTAGATTTCTTTCCACTTAGATACATTGTTCGTGGTTCAAAGTCAGCAAATGCTGGATTGTCTTCATCTGGAATATTTTTGTATTCGCTTAATGGCCATCCTCTTATTGCTCCATCAACATAATCAACTTCTGAGTTTTTAAACGCCTCAGTAATCCAATCTATGTCGTTTTCACATAACCCATTAAAATCAACGTATACACCACGGTACTTAGTATTGATTGCCATTTCGGCATAAATCCTCCAGTCACCGTCTTTGATTATGCAAAACACATAGTCACAAATAGTAAAAAGTTTTTCTGGAGTTTTGACATCCTCAATACCTAGTTCAAGAGCATTATTTTTTGTTCTTTCAGACCGTGAGTCAGATGCATGAAAAACCTTATGCCCTGAATTGATGAGCGATTGGGCAAGGGTTGTGCCCATTTTCCCCATTGAAATAATTCCAATACTTGCCATTAGTAACCTTGGGATTGCCCGTACATGTAGTGCTCTGGTTTGTGGGTTCTGTCGTTGTAGTCAAACATGGTCACCGCTGCATACTTCACTCCACTCGTAATTGGCTTTGAAGCATGGGCGTAAATGAATGTAGAGGGAAACAAAACAATGTCGCCATATTCAGGCTTAAGTGTTATGTCTAGATAAGGGAACCACAATTCGCCACCTTCGTACTCATCGTTCAGGTACATGACCGACGATACCGTGCAGTTGTATGAGAAACCGTGGTCTGTGTGGACAGCAAAGTGTTGACCAACACCATATCTGACATAGTTGATTGCTTCCATGAATTCCATGTTGATGTTGTATCGACTCTGGTAGTCGGTCAGACACCTACGCAATCCAGTATTGGTGTCTTCATAGATTGACTTGATTTCTGAAAATTGTGGTGGGCAATGTCTGAGATGGTCTACTCCAATTTTGCAGTCCACGCAATCCCTGTATTCAGGCATCTTTACCGAATCGCCAACGAGTGCATCCATCCACATATATGGGGGAATAGTGCTGCCTCCAATGGTTAACTCAAGACGTTCAACTAGATTGAGTTCTCTTGGAAGTGCATTCTTGTAAAGAATTATGCCAAACATCGGATTGCCAATATAAATGCTGTTCATGATGCAATTCTATACACTAAAGAACCCGCCAATGCGGATTGTTTTATGACTATGGTTTTGGAGTAAAGAACGCCTGCATCATGTACCTAGAACCAGATATGACTGGATTGATTCCATGAATCATTTCCTCATCCCAAACATTGCTAAATAAAATTAATGAGTTAGGCATCGGTTTATACTGAAGACCCAGAGCTGGGAATATGTTTTCACCACCCTCGTAATCATCGTTTAGATAATAGACAGACGCATAGTGCGTGAAAGCTCCTAGGGTTTCCATGAAAACACCGTCGCAGTGGAGGTGCATGCTCCCGCCAGTATTTATCTTTGTTATTGCATTTCCAAACTCGTAAATTACTTCTTCATTCCAAACGTCTTTCACTGCATCAACGGTCATATCCATACACTTGGATACGATTCCATTTATATACTCGTCATCTGGCCAGAACACCCAAAAACCAAGGGCTTCTGTTGGCGGATACCCAATCTGTTCAATTTCTCCAGATTCAATTTTTCTTACCTCTTCGTCCGACAGGATATAGTTTTTCCTATACTTGACACCTTTGAGCCTTGTGTGTTCGTAGTCCCTCCACCGCAATCCGTGATTTGTTGGGAATGGTTTGAATTGTGAATCATTTGCAAGTGCACAAGACTTCAGCGCTTCCCATTCATCTGTTGCGAGAAAATCCTTGTAAATCATTACTCTTGGTTTTGTCATGTCACTCCGTAAAACTCTCAACTGTATAAAATGCTGGAGAAGTAAAACGTTCTCCTGCGGTAACCATTTTTACTCCATGTAGGTAATGAATGTCTCCTGGATGAAGAACTGCAAGACCTGGCTCTGGCTTTATAACAATGTCGTGCTCAGGATAATAAAGTTCCCCACCTTCAAAATCATCGTTGTAATAAAAAAGCGAATTGATGTCATAGTCAATGAATGGGTTTGGTGAACCATCTGGCATTTGCTTATCGGCATGAGGGCGCTGCTCAATTCCTGGGAACCACCTAATTAGACACGGTGGGCG